AGCCCCTGGAGGCTTTTGGGAATGATTCTGTTAGGAGAATTACCCTGGTGTGGGGAGCCCAGACATCCAAGACAACCACAATTCTTGCAGGGCTTTCCTACAGGCTGGCAGTTGAACCATGCCCAGCACTTTGGGTAATGCCATCTGAAGCACTGGCAAGATCATTCTCAGAAACCAGGTGGTTGCCAATGGTGGACGATTGCCCAATCCTGGCAAAGGAAAAGCCAGAGAACACAGATAAAATAAAGATACTCGAACAGCACTTTAGAAAGATGAGCCTTTGGTTTGTTGGCTCAAACAGCCCAGCCAATCTTTCCTCTAGGTCGGTTTCACTTTTGATGCTCGATGAGGTTGATAAATTTTCTGACGGAACAAACTCAAAAGAAGCTGGAGCATTGCAGTTGGCAGAAGCCAGAGTTGCAACATATCCAAACCATCTGGTTGTTTCCACCAGCACACCAACCACAGCAGATTCAATCATCTGGGCAGAGTGGCAGAAGGGAGACATGAGATTCTTCTTTGTTCCATGCCCCCATTGTGGACACAAACAAAAGCTTATTTGGGAGAGGGTTAAGTGGGATGAAAAGGCAAAGCTTGAAGATGGCGTGTATGACTTTGGTATAGTAAAAAATTCAGCCTACTATGAATGTGAAAACTGCCAGAAGCCAATTAGGGATGGACACAAAACAATGATGTTGAGGCAGGGTGAGTGGAGGCCAACCAACCCAAAGGGTGAGCCAGGCAGAAGATCGTATCATTTGAATGGCTTGTATCCGCCCTGGGTAACATTTGGTAGCCTGGCAGTTAAATTCTTACAGGACAAGCACAGCGGAATCATAGGGCTACAGGACTTTGTGAACAGGGTTCTGGCAGAACCATGGATGGAGCATGACCAAGAGAGGGTGGAGATTGTGCCAGGCAAATATAAACTTGGGGAAGTGAACATGGGTGAGAAGCTTGTCATGGCCTGTGACATTCAAGAGGCCGGCGGCTTCCATGCCTGGTGTGTTGTGAGGGCTTGGGACATGGACGGCAAAAGCAGATTGGTGTGGGCTGGTAGGCTTGAGACCTGGGGAGACATCAAGGCCAAAGCAGATGAGTTTAATGTTGAGCCTAAAGCAACCTTCATTGATTCTGGTGACCAAACCCGTGATGTTTATTTGCATTGTTGCCAATGGGGTTTTATTGCCCTGGTTGGTTCAGACAAATCAAGCTTCTCAGAGATTGTGGGAGAGCAGAGAGTTCAAAGACCATTTGCCAGGATTGCAAATGGAGACCCATTCAGTGGAAAGAATGTTGGCTCCAGGGAGGGCTGGAAATGGAAGCTTTGTCCAGTTTGGCGATGGTCAAACCCAGCCATCAAAGACATCCTCTCCAATCTTTTGAAAACTGATGGGTTTATTGCAGAGGACACACCAGAGGTTTGGAAAGTTCACATTTCATCTGAAACAAAGGTAGAGGTTAGGAATCCCATGACGGGCAGAACCAGGAGAGTCTGGAAGCAGATAGGGAAGCACAACCACTTACTTGATTGTGAATGCATGGCCATTGTGGGTGCGGCCTTGCATAAGAGATTGAAGATCATGCCAGCAGGGTTGACAGAGGAGATTGAGAATAATGGCGAAGGGTGATTTCATTGGCTTACCCATCGCCACCTTAAATTCCCTGCGTGACAAGTATGTTTCATGTCTAGAGGCAATTGCGGTGGCTGGTGCAAGTTATTCAATTGCTGGAAGATCATTCAGCAGGGCGAACCTATCTGAGGTTAGAGAGATTATTGCTGAATTGACTCTTGCTATTCAGTCTGCATCTGGCACAAGAATTAGAACCACCTATGCAAAATTCGGCCCATGAAGCTTAAACAAACATTCCTGGATAAGCTTGTTTCATTTGTAAATCCCCAGGCTGGGGTGCAAAGGCTGATGGCAAAAAAAGCCCTTACCAAGTTTGAGTATGACGCAGTAAAATATACCAGGGAGAGACGTGGGCCGAGCAATCTATCTGGTGCAGAGGACTTTAGATCAAATTATGATCGTGTAGAGTTAATGAAGAGGGCAAGAGACCTGGCAGAAAACAATGGCCTGGTTCGCTCCATATTAATGAAGTTTGCAAGTCATGTTGCATCAAACATTACATACCAAGCCAGGACAGATAACCCAAAGGCCAACACTGAGATTGAGGCATATTGGAATGAATGGTTTAATAATTGTGACCTATCAACCAGGCACACAGGCTCAACCCTTATGCAGGTTGCAACCATGTCCATGCTCCGTGATGGCGATTTCCTTTTTGTATTGGTCAGAGATAAGAATGGAGACTTAAAACTCCAGGGTATTGAATCTGATAGACTCGGTGACCCATACAAAACTTATACAAGCTTGGAGCTTATTGGTGGCATTCATATTGATAGGGACACTGGGGCTCCCACTGCTTATGATATTTTCAATAGAAGCATTGGGGATTTCTATTCCTACCAAGTAACTATTTCAGCCAGCCAGGCATTCCACTATTTTGACCCACTTAGGATTGATCAATACAGGGGAGTGTCTGCTTTCCACACCGCCATCAATGATGCCACTGATATTTATGACATTGTGAATTTTGAGAAGCTGGCCGCAAAGGTTGCCAGTTCACAGAGTGCAGTTGTGAAGAGGTCAAACAACAACGCCTCTGACCTTAGTGCATTAACCACAGAGGAGAACTTTGATAACCAACAAATCAAGTTGGAATCAATGGAGTCTGGGAAGGTCAGCTATTTGGAGCCAGGAGAGGACATTATTTTCCCAGACGGCCCCAGCAGACCAAGTGGAGCCTTTGCAGAGTTTCATAAAATCTTATTGAGAAATATCTGCATGGGACTTGGAATCCCCTACTCCTTTGCTGTCGACCCATCTGCCATGTCCGGCCCCACAGCCAGGCTTGAAATGCAACAGGCTGGAAGAACTTTCAACAGATACCAGAAGCTACTTAATGATAAGGTTCTGAATCCAATCAAGAACATTGTTATTGCTGATGGTGTGGCCAGGGGAATTATCAGTGGAAATGGAGCTAAAACAACCAAGGGCATTTTCAATTTTGGAGCCAATGTTTCTATCGACCTGGGACGGGAATCTATGGCAAACATTGCAGAGTTTAAGGCTGGATTGACCACAGCAAGTTCAATCTATGCAGAGAAGGGGCTGGATGTTGAGGCCGCCTTTAGGGCAAGAGCCATTGAGACCAAGATGATTCAAGACCTGGCAAAGGAATATGGAGTTCCAGCCCAGGCAGTGTCTGAAATTCTGCTTCCCACAGGCCAGCCAGCACAGGCAGGGCAACAAGGACAAACAACCCAAGACGGCCAGCAGGTGGAAGGCCAAGAGGATGTTATTGGGCAAAGCCTCAATGGAGCCCAGGTTGCTTCTCTTATCAATGTTATCAATGCAGTGGCGGCTGGTGCGTTGTCCAAGGAGGGCGCTGTTTCAGTTATCACGGCCGCCTTCCCAACCATTTCAAGGGAACAGGCCATTGGCATTGTTGCTGGTGTGCAGTCTGGAAAAATCATTCCAACCACAGAAAAAGAAAAGCAAGCCGCCCAGGATGGACAACAGGATGAAGGCCAGGGTGGGGCTCCAGTTCCAGCAACACCCAAAGCCCCAGTTGCACCTACAGGCTTAGAGGAATTGAAATGCCCACTACCAACTCAAGATGTAAAACTTAATCTTGAGAATAGGCAGACAGCAGTTGATAAAGCCAATTACGGCCCAGCAAATCCTAACGAACCCAATGAGAGCTACTGGAAAGCCAAGGCCAATGAGTTCCAGGGTGATGTTGCAACTGCAAAGAAAATGCTCTGTGGCAATTGCGCCGCATTTAACCAGACCAGCAGGTTACTGGGTTGCATTAAAAATGGAATTGGTGAAGATGCAAATGAAGTGGCACTAGGCGGGAATCTTGGATATTGTGAAATTTTTGATTTCAAATGTGCGGCCAAAAGAACCTGCGATGCCTGGATTGTTGGCGGCCCGATGACAGATAAAAAAAAACAAACTGAACAAGCCCTATCAAGCCTAAGCCAACAAGAGCTTAAAATGCTCATCGCTGGAATGATGGGTGGCATTGAGTTGGGCAAGTATGATGAAATTGATTTTACCCCACCAGAAGGAGCCAGGAAGGCCGCTAAAAGGGCTTTGGATGTAAGGGAAGGGAAACCAGCCAGCCAAAAGGGCATGACGCCTGTCGGCATTGCCAGGGCTAGGGATTTGATCAATGGGGTTAAGTTCTCTCCAGACACCGTCCGCAGAATGAAAGCATTCTTTGATCGCCATGAAGTCGATAAGAAGGGTGAAACCTGGGATGAGCAGGGTAAGGGCTGGCAAGCCTGGAACGGATGGGGTGGAGATGCTGGCTATTCCTGGGCAAAGAAAGTTGTTGGCCAGATGGAATCAAGAGACAAGAACCTTTCAGAACCAAAAGATGAAATTGAATTTGCTGATAGTGATAAAGAGATTCTAAACCCATGCGGGATGAAGGACGATGGAACTTTTGATGATAAGAATACCTGTTCTTCTGGCTATGGAAGGCCAAAGCTTGTTGGTGGATATAGCCCCAAGAGACCAGGTGGCAAAATAATTAAAAAGCCAGCCCCTCCAGCACCCAATCCTCCCGCCCCTCCTCCGCCTCCTCCTCCTTCTGCACCCACAGGCAAAACCCTCCCACCCCCATCTAAAACTCCTTCACAAGAAAAAGAAGGAAGAAATACATCTGTTAAGAAAAAGAAGGCTGTTGAAAAGGTTGAGAATGAACTTCTAAAAATGGGCATTAAATATGTTGATTTGCCAGATCATATTGACGCCGCAAAACTTATACAAAAAGAAGTGGCAGACCTTCAGAAGGCTGGATATGGAACACCTAAAAGCCTTGGCAGAGGAATGCTTATGGGCAGTTCGGTTGCCTGGGCAACAGGTAGAAGCAATTATCAAGAGGTTGAATTTAATCATGCTAAAGGTGCAAGATATAGACAGATTACAGAGTTTTCTGATTCCATCGCGCTTTCAGTTAAATCTGGCCATTGGGCTTCTCCAAGCGTTGTTGCACATGAGCATGGGCATTCACTCCATGGGCAAATAATTGGCAGAGATGGGTTTCAAAACATTTGGACATGGAGCAAGCTACCTAAAGAGCAACGAGCCAGGATTAGGCCGTTGGCGGCCAAGGTAAGCAGATATGCCACCACAGACCCACTGGAATTTGTGGCTGAAACTTTTGCTGGACACACGGCTGGCAAAAGGTATTCTAAGGATATATATGACGCCTACAACGAGCTCCGAGGGCCGAAGCTAAAATTCTAGTTATGCTAATAACTGAAGAAGATTTTACTCCAGAATCCTACCAGGAGACCAAGGACTTATGGTGGAGAAGGCTCTTTGGTAGTGAGCCACCCAAAGAAAAGGAACTAGCCAGACCAGGGGCAAAGTCTGCCTCTCAGACCCCAGCCCCAGCCAAGGAAAGAATCAAGGGTTCTGAGCAGAACAAGCCGGGTTCAGCGGCCACAAAAAGCACTGGTGGCAAGATTGAGATTGGAGAGGGTGCAGAGGAATCAATCAAGAACAAGCTGAAGGAATGGAAAGACAAGAACCCTGGGAAGAAAGCCCCATCCCTGGGAGCCCTAAAGAAAGTGTTCAGAAGGGGTGCTGGAGCCTACTCAACAAGCTTTAGGCCAACCATTGGTGGTGGCAAGCCAAACTCTAGGAATGCCTGGGCATTGGCTAGGGTAAATAAGTTTCTGCTCATGGCAGGCGGTGGTAAGGTGAAAGAATCCTACCGCCAAGCTGACGGCGACCTGCTTTGACATAACCTGGGCTTTTATGCCCCTGCCCTTACCTAGTGGTGATGAGTCCGAACAGGACTTTGTTTCTCGATTCATGGGAGATGAGGAAGCCATAAGCAAGTTCCCAGATGAAACCCAAAGGGCGGCTGTGGCTTATAGTACCTACAGGGATGAGGAAGAAATGG